CAACAAGACAATTTTACATCCTTTTAACATGAAGCAGGGTGAAAAGACCTGTACCAACGAAGTGGAGATCCCACAAACCATGTTCGAGCTCATTGGCGAATATGAAGGCTCGCGTTTGGACGGAGTGGACAGTCTTAGGTCCCTCGTTCTATCGACCCGTAAGGGTTACGCGATGCGCAGCAATCAACGATTGAACCTAGCTATGACCGAGACTAAGTTCCGCAAGCACGCACAAGGAGACATTGACTCCGGGTTAATGCGTCACTCAGAGTACAAGAAGTACTGTGGAGGTTTAACGTTGACTGAGGCACAACATGCATCTCTGTATGAGTTGCTGTTGCAATCGAAGTCAAACATTGATCAGATGGACTATATCATCCTAGAAATCGACGGCGTTGAGCGCCTCTTTCTACCGGCTTTTGAGCCGTTTTCAGTGATTGACCGGACTCTTGCACCAGTTTCCGAGTACATTATGCTCCTGGCGACTGAAGGCCGGTTCAGACTTAACCCTTGGACTAGTCATTACCTCATCAGGCAAGTTGGTGATGAAAGGGTCCTCAACGGGTCCAGAGAAAAGACAGTGGTGCGCAATCACCGGAGGGTGATCCTCAACCTGAAAGCCTATTGGTTTGCTGTTTTAATCTCAGGCTCGCTACCAAATGCTTTGGCCCAGGGCATTGGGGACAACTTGGTCTCAAGACATACTAAGCTATTTGGTGTGTTGGCGGGCCATCTGCTAAGTTTCATAGACAGAGTAGGAAGATTGGTTACGTACTTATTGACTTCGGTCAGTTTCGAATGGTACGTGGGCATGTCTGATGAAACGAAAGCAGCGGGTGAGCTGATCCTCGTGGGATTGCTATTCTGGTGGTTGTATCGTAAAAATACTTTCGAGCACACTCTAGTAGTACCTAAGGTGAAGCAAGCCGATAGGTTTCTAGGACAGCTGTTGGGAGAGAAAGGCATGGAGTATCGCGTCCGCGTTAACGGGCGTGAGCTTGTGCTTTCAGCTGATGAAGAGACCTGCCTCCATCAAGATGAGATGGCCATGCCGAATTCGGAATATTTTCCGTGTCGGGCGCAACCCATTGGAGCGATTCTGATTACGACTGACGACAAGGACGTTCAGGTGTTTGGGGTGTTTTGGCGGTTAGACGAGTACCTCGTGACCGCGCGCCACTGTAGCAACACTTTGTACGCGTCGACAGCCAAGATTTATCTCGCTTCCATCAAACCAACCAAGAAGGGGAACTTTGAGATCGATAGATCCAACATGTTCCGCGCTGACGATAGTTTCTTCTCACCGGAGAACAACGTTATTGCCTCCTTTGATGTTGATGCGTTCGCTACGGAGTTGACACCGGCTCAGTGGTCGTCCATTAGGCTGACGAAAGCCGCTACTAGGATGCGGTCGCGTTATGAATTGCAAGTTCAGAGCCATGGGTTTACCCCCGATGGTCTTCTGGTTGCAGCTTCTGGTAAGACTTTGCCAGATTCAGGTTACGAAAACCTGCATCACACGGCCAGCACCCAAAAGGGTTTTTCAGGCTCAATCTTGAGTTGTGGAGGAAGCGTGGTAGGCATGCACGTATGCGCTGCTGGAGATCACAATGTAGCAATCCGAAGAGAATACATAGAGTACCTTATCGATAAAGGCACAGGCCTTGAATCAAACTCGAAAAACCGGAAGAAGTACACCTACGCCGACGCCTCCTACAAGGAGGCTTACCGCCAAAACAAATGGCGCGGCGGTGTCGTAGACCTTAAACAGATGAGAGATGGCAAGTTTGCTATCGTTCTGGATAACGGGGAAGCGACTTTTGGGTGGGACCTTAAAGGTTTAGTAGAGTGTTTTGGATTGACCGGTGATTCCCGGCGGGATGAAGATTATTTCGAGGACATGATTATGGACACACGGTCCAAAGGCCGACATGTAACCTTTGATGATGATCGTTATCGTCGCAACGAAAATGCTAGTATGGCCGTGGTGAAGGTTAAGAGACATTCTCAACCGAAGAAGAAAACCGAAGCGAAGAGCTCGCCGGTTAGTAAGTGCTTCACTGTTGTGGAGGGATTGAAGCCTGTGCACGGACCATCAGTGCCTATACCCAGACCTGAAGCCGTTCAGGCGCTGGAGGGCCTTAAGGAGAGAGCTAAGGACCTCGGGTACGAGGAAGGGGCATTTGAGTACCCCCAAATGACCCCACAAGACGAGCGTAAGTCGCTGGAGAAACACTTGGAGTTGTATGCCAAACGCGTAGGTAGCATAAAGCACAACCCCACTGACAGCGAGAAGAAAAGGTGTGCTGGCCTAGTTGCCAACATGCTACAACCAGCTTCGTTCATCCCAGATGAACATTACAATCGCCTTGAGGGATTAACCGACATTATCCATTCATCAATCATCAATCCAGGAAAAGCTTCCGGCTACCCACATTGTTCTCAGGGTATGCCTCTAAACAAGCAGGTACTGGATACCTTTGGTGTTCAAGGATTCGCACAGCATGTCATAAACGAGTGGTGCAAGGAGCGCATCGAAGGTAAGGTAATCATCAAGGGTGAACCTACTAAACGAAAGAAACTCGCTAACGGCATGCCTCGCATTGTAGTGAACCTCCCCCTCGAGACCACGGTAAAACACGCATCGGTGTTTAAAAATTTGTCGATAAATTTGGTTAAACAGTGGAAGAAGATCCCGGTTAAGTACGCTTTTGCACCAGGTAATCCTGGTCACATCGAACATTTAGCGTCTTGCATCCCCGGCCCAGTGTGGGAAAGTGATAAGACTAATTGGGACTACATGATGTTCCCATGGGTCGCCGCCGTAACGCGTGACGTAGTCAAACACTTAGCTGTCCGTCACCCTAAGTGGGATGATGAGCAGTTCGACGGATATCTTGCAGACATTGATGGTTGTTTTGAAGACATTTTCGAGAAGACTGTGTACCGCACATCTGATGGCGCGGTGTACACTCCTAAATCGTCTGGCATTATGAAGAGCGGATGGTTCTTCACCATTGGTGGTAACTCCATCGCTCAGTTAGCCACGCATGTTATGACTTGCATTCACCTCGGTCTCTCAGACGAAGAGATCCTAGCTCTCAGCATTGTTGCTGGAGGTGACGACGTGAACCAGGAACCAGTCCCTGGCGGTGTCGACAAGTACGTAGCTAGCGCAGCTGATTTGGGTATTGAGATGGAAATCCACGAGCGTGAATCTATGTATCACGCGGAATATTTTTCTAGCGATTTGCGTATGGGCGCGGACGGTCCTGAGTACTACCCTAAAAGGTGGACCAAGCATATTGAACACTTAAAGGTGATCAAGCTTGAGGATTTGGCCGACGCTTTGTGCTCGCATATGGAGAACTACCGCCACGATAAACAGAAGTTCATGTTTTTGGAGGATATGTACCACAGTTTACGCGACAAGCACCCGGCGGAATTCCCGGTATCTAAACTGGTGTCTCGTACTTTGCTGCTAGCTAAGCAGTACGGTTATGAGCACGCCTTGTGTTAGTAGAGTTCCGACGTCCTGGACAAGACGGTAAACTGTATCCCCCTGTTTCACGGCAGGGGTTGAGGTGGTGGTCGGCGTAAATAAAAACAATAAATATGATAAAACAACCGATTAACACAACAACACAGTATCAAGGCACCGGTGGTGAGGACCCAACCGCACCATTTTGGGGCCATGGTAACTACGTGGGGCCGTATTGGAGTGACGGTAAGACGCAAAGCAGCGTCGCGTGGGGTAACAAAGAACCCACCGATGCATTAGACGACTTAGCCCGAAAACATGACGCCGCATACGCTCATTACAAAGACAGACCTCATCGAGAGGCTGCAGATGCCCTGTTCGCTGAAGAAGCACGCAAGCTAACCCAAAAATACGGGAAAGGATGGGCGGCTGACCCGAAAGTCGCCGCCACCTTAGTACAGTATGGGAACTACGCTACACGTCAAGCAGCTAAATTAGGGGAGTACACGAAATATGGTACTAGCGGTATTGCCGGCAATTTAATCGGAGCGGGTCGTTTCGTGATTGGCAACCTATTAGATGCTGGTAAGATGGTGAATGGCACTTACCTAAAACAGGAGAGGAATGATGTACTGAAATTTTACGGGACAGACCCG